CTTATAACTCTCTCTAATCTCTGAAAGGACATAAAATGAAACTCTCCCCGCTTTATGCTAATCAGACTCAAATCGAACTGAATGATGGCACCGTCGTGTTCTTCTCTTATAAGACGCCCGTTGCTGCTTTCGTTCCGGGCACCGGTTATGTTCGTACCAATGCTAAATGGTCTACAACGACCACCAAGCATATCAATAAGTGGCTGCGTGGTATTATTGCTGGATTTGTCGATCAGTCTTATCTTGATAATCTGATCGGTATCTAAGGAGGTTAATATGTCTGCTAATGCTGCTTATCGTCTGGAACTTCAAGTCGCTATGCAAGAGTGCTATCTGAATGGTGATATTGAAGGTGCCGAAGTATATCAGGGTATGCTTGATGAATTTGAAGAATGTATGGAGGACTAATATGTCTCGTATGTCTGATGCTTGGCTGGAAATCGAGGAACTAGTTTATGATGCTATTGCTGCCGGCTGTATATATGATGGCGAAGTTGTCCATTATGTGAATAGTCGGGCACCTCTCAAGGTTGATCGTGATGTTATCATAAGCATACTCGACACCTATGTGGAATCGTGGAATGAAGGAGAGAACCTTTATGCCTAACGGGTATGTAAACGGTTCAGTCCAAGGTGCGACAACCTGTCGCAGTCGTTTACATACCTTTTCGCTTGCCTCTGCCGTCCTTGTGTGTTATCCTTACCGTATTAAATGATGAAAAAAGGAGTGAACTATGCCCCGTGTTAATGCTTCCAATGGTATCCGTCCTGAAATCCGTGCCCTTGCTGTCCTTCAGTTGGGTAAGACTGTAACGCCGGCGCAAATCAACGACCACGTTGGTACTGGCGATTATGCTGCTAAGTATGTCTCGTTTTTGAATACCCGTTACGGTTTCAAGATTACTGCCAATAAGGATGGCCGCAAGGTCGTTTCTTATACGGTCATCTCCGAACCCGACAATGCTTCGACGCTTCGTGCTACGCAACCCAAGGCTGCTAAGGCCAAGACTGCTAAGGCACCGAAGGTTTCTAAGGCACTCGGCCTGACCTTGGCAGAAGCCAAGGAAATCCGTGATGAAGTCAAGGCCGAAAAGGCCGCTGAAATCAAGGCCAAGAACCTTGCTACTCTCAAGGCCGTTGCTGCAAAGCGTAAGGCTGCTCCGAAGAAGAAAGTCCGTGAGTTTGACGATGTGACTGAAACCTTCGGTACTAGCGGTGAAGTTGGCACGTCCTTCAATGTTGACCGTGACTGGGACTCCATTGAAGGTCAGGATCTTTCTAAACTGCTCTAATTCAGGAGTGCTTATGTCTCTACTGAAACTCAAATACAAAAACTCGGCCTACCGGCCGGGTTTTCATTGTAAGTATGAACCTGAATACAAGACTTATATCGGCCAGGTTCTCCACTTTTCATGGTTGTCCGAGAATGAGTTTGCTTTAACTACAGGTGAATATGATGCTCCCGTTCGCATACTCGACAAACGTGATATCATCGAAGCATGGATCGACCGTTCGAATCGTCCAGATAATGTTACTATTGTTGATGATAAGTATGTTGTAACTAAGGGTCCGTTCAAGCGTTATTCGTGTACCTGTACCGCATATAAATGGCGACATAAATGCTCTCATATTGACGAGGTGAAACGTGGCTAAGGTTCACATGATTGACCCGCCTTCTGGTTGGCGTTATGGCTTCCCCAAAGTATTACCAGAGGATGTTACCGATACATTAAAGTGGCTAGTTGAGAATGGTTATCCGCAGTCTGAAATAGATAGTTGTGGTGATCATTTCTATTGTCGTCACTGGGAAACGGAGATTGAAAATGAACGGCGAGAAACTTTACAAGATTGACACCAAGGGTAAAACCCGTGTGTGGTGGATCGAATACGAAGCCGCAAGGTATCGCACACATTCTGGAATCAATGGCGGTAAGATTGTAGTTTCTGGTTGGCAATATCCCACGATGAAGAATGTCGGTCGTGCTAATGAGACGACTGTTGAGGAACAGGTTCTTGCTGAGGTTGAGTCGCAATACAAGATCAAACAGTTTCAAGGTAAATATCACGCTAATGTTAATCGCACACACAAAGGTGCTCAATATATTGAGTGTATGCTGGCCGACAAATATAATCCCAAGAAGCATACCAACTTCCCCTATTATTCGCAGCCCAAGTTAGATGGTGTTCGCTGTCTCGTTTCTAAAGATGGTATGCAGTCACGCAATGGCAAGCCTATTCTTTCTGCTCCGCATATTCTTGAAGCATTGCAGCCGTTCTTTGCCAAGTTTCCTGATGTTGTGCTTGACGGTGAACTGTATAACCATGAACTGAAAGATAACTTTGAAAAGATTATCTCCCTTGTTCGCAAGACTAAGCCAACTGCTGAGGATTTGGAAGAGTCCAAGGAGTTGGTTCAGTATCATATCTATGACTGTATTATGGACGTGGAATATAGTAAGCGTCTAATGTCATTGCGTATTGCTTTTCCTGCTGGACGCAAGACGCCGTATATCAAGTTGGTATCTACCAATCCTATTGAAGATGAACACGACATTGAAACAATGCTGGTTCATTATCTTGAACAGGGTTTTGAAGGTCAAATGCTTCGTGTTCCTGACTCACCGTATGAAGGTAAGCGTTCCAAGTTCCTAATCAAACATAAAGAGTTTGAGGACGAGGAGTTTGAGATTGTCTCCATCGAAGAAGGTAAAGGTAACTGGGCTGGTGCTGCCAAGCGTATTGAAATCCGATTGAAAGACGGAACGACACAGTTTTCCGGAGTGCGCGGTTCGCTTGACATGCTGAAGGATGTGCTGTATAATGCTAATGATTATATCGGTACAGACGTTACCGTGAGATATCAGAACAAGACGGAAGATAATAAACTCCGTTTTCCCGTTGTCGTTGCTTTCTGGAAAGGTAAGCGTGACCTATGACCACTTATGAAATTCTTATTGCCTATAAAGAAGGTGTCCTAGCCTACAGAGATAATGTTTGTTGTAGTGACAATCCTTATAATGGTGTCTCCGAAACATTAGAATTGGCTTGGGAAGATGGTTGGTGGACTGATTTTTATGAGGGAGTAGAATGATGACTCCAAGTGAAGCAACTAAGTTTCTTGAAGAAGCGGCCAAGTATTTTGAAACCCGAGATACAAAGGGTGAAGATAAAGCACATTGGGCGAATGTCTATAATGCTGAGAACTGCCGTAAGGTAGCACAACTCATACAAGATTTACAAGATATCTTGCGTAGAGGTATTATACAATGAATATCTTTTATATCGATACCAGTCCTAAAATGTGTGCCAAGTGGGCAGTTGATTCTCATTGCGTCAAGATGATCCTTGAGGCTGCCCAGTTGCTATCGACAGCTCACCGCTTGCTAGATGGTGTTGAGTATACCGAATATAAGACGACAAAGACCAGCATACGCAAGGTCAAACGCTGGCGCCTACCTGACGCTCGTGAAACCGAACTATACACTGCCACACATATCAATCATCCTTGTGCTATATGGTGTCGTGCTACCAGTGCCAACTATAGTTTTCTTCATCGCTATCTCTACGAGCATTGTATAGAATACACCAATCGTTATGGTAAGGTTCATAAAGTTGAGTCAAGTGGTCTGTTGAAATCGTTGATGTCTCCTCCTAACAACATTCCAATCTCACACTTTTTTCAACCTCCGAGTGCCATGGATCCTAAATACATCATATCAACTGATGCGGTGACTAACTATCGCAACTATTATAAACTGGGTAAGGCACACCTTCACAAGTGGAAGAACAGTCCGCCTCCTGGATGGATTATGGAGAACTAATGCCTAACTATACATTCCGAAATAAAACAACAGGTGAAGAAAAGACAGAATGGTTATCCTTTTCGGAACATGATACTTACCTTGACGACAAACCAGATTGGGAACAGGTTCTCCAGTCCTGTGTTGTTGTCGATCCCATCAACATTGGTGTAACCAAACCCCCAAGTGATTTTCAGCGTCACATTTTAGGAAGAATAAAAGAAGCGGTGCCTGGGGCATCAGCAGTTGCCAATAAGCGTTGGGGAATACCACGAGAGATATGATCCACTGGCATAAACATCACCTTATTCCACGACACGCTGGCGGCACCGATGATCCTTCAAATATCATCAAGGTGAATACTGCGTTACATTCTTTTCTTCACAAGCAACTTTATGAAGAACATGGCCGTTGGCAGGATAAGATTGCTTATGAGTGTTTGTCTGGTCGTATTAGCAAAGAAGAAGCAATAAGACAAGCACAATCGTTAGGACAAAAAGGTAAAAAGAAACCTCCTTCTGTTGTTCAGGCAATCATTGAAAGTAACAAAAGACGCTGTGGTGAGAAACACCATTTCTATGGTAAGAAAAGACCACCTGAAACCTTGAAGAAAATGAGCGAAAGTCATTTGGGACAAGAACCTTGGAATAAAGGTCGCAAAATGACCGCAGAAGAGGTAGAAGTCAATAGACAGGCACAGTTGAAAAGACCTAAGCATGAATGTCCTGTTTGTGGAAAGATTATAGGTGGAGGATTAGGTAATCTAAAACAACATCAGATCGGCAAGCACGGATAAGGAGATTTAATCTGTCAGAAAACCCTCCATCTAAAAAGTTTAGAGGTCGTGCCCGTAAAAAGGCATCGACCTCTTTTTGTTATGAGACTGTGAATAACAATAGCAATAAAGGTAAATATATGTCTCGTAAAAGTAGAAGAAACAATAACCAGACTAATGAGAACCATGCCGAAAAGAACCATTTCGAACTGCGTCATATTCATCCACTAACAATAAACCAAGAGAGAGTGTTTGACGCATATAAATCCGGCCAAAATCTCATGCTACATGGTTATGCAGGAACTGGTAAAACATTCCTGTCATCATATCTTGCACTAAAGGAGGTGTTACAAAGCGACATATATAATAAGGTTGTTATCATCCGTTCGGTCGTACCGTCTCGTGATATGGGTTTCTTGCCCGGTACCGAGAAACAAAAAGCGGAAGTTTACGAACAACCTTACCAAGAGATTTGTGACGACCTATTTGGTCGTGGCGATGGATATAGAATATTGAAGATAAAGGGTCTCGTTGAATTTACTACCACCTCCTTCTTGCGTGGTACTACATTTAACGACTCAATTATCATTGTTGACGAGTGCAATAATATGTCTTTCCAAGAGATCGACACTGTTATGACTCGCATCGGCAACAACTCTAAGATTATATTCTGTGGAGACTATCGCCAATCTGATTTGGTTAAACCACATGATAAAACAGGTATTAAAGAATTGATGGCCGTTACTCGCCGTATGCCATCATTCAATCATA